TGATGTCCTAGACGGTAAGGCTTCTATGCCAGCACCAGTTATCGCAGAGGTAGCTGCTGATGTGCAGGAAGCTCTTACTAAACAGTTCCAGGATGACGCAAAGAAGCGAGAGTTTAAACTAAGGATGTCCAACATTGGGCGTCCTACTTGTCAGTTGTGGATGCAGAAGAACCACCCTGATGTAGCTGAAGCTAAGCCTGTGTCTTTTAAGATCAACATGTTAATAGGTGATATAGTAGAGGCTGTGTTTAAGGGTATCCTTCGTGGTGCTAAGGTACACTTCCAAGGTAACGACAGGGTTACGCTAGACTTAGGTAACGGTAAGGAGATTAGCGGAGAGTACGACATGGTGCTTGACGGTAAGGTAGATGATATCAAGTCAGCCTCTCCTTGGTCCTTTGAGAATAAGTTCAAGGACTTCCATACCTTGAATAGTGATGACACGTTTGGCTATGTGTCACAGCTTGTAGGTTACGCTAAGGCAGCAGACAAAGAAGTCGGTGGCTGGTGGGTAGTCAATAAAGTTAACGGTGACTTCAAGTATGTCTCCGCTAGTGAGGCTGATACAGATCATGTACTAGAAAAGATAGAGGAAACCTACGACTACATAGACAAAGACAAACCCTTTAAGCGTTGCTTTGAAGCTGTACCTGAAACATACAGAGGTAAGGCTAGTGGCAACATGAAGTTATCTAAGACCTGTGGATGGTGTGACTACCGACATAAGTGTTGGCCTGATCTAAAGGCCTTACCTTCTAAGGTCTATAAGGGTGCTAAGACACCACCAACAGTAGAATATGTATCATTAGCTAAGGAGTATTAAAATGGTTGCAGTAACAGTAAATGACAAAGACTACGACACTAACAACATGAATGAAGAACAGCAGGAGCTAGTCAAACTGCTGCAACAGAACGCTATAACACTGAACATGCTTGACCATCAAATGCAGTGTGTTCGTGCTATAGGTAAAGTAAAGTCAGAAGAATTACACCAGTTGTTAAATGCCACAAAGAAAGCATAGTGTAAGAAGGTATCGCAGCGGTCTTGAAAGAGAGGTTGCTGAGTATCTAAAGGATAAACAAAGTAAAGTCAGGTACGAGGTTCTAAAGATTGAGTGGGAAGACTTGAGATATAGGACTTATACGCCTGACTTTATTCTTGACAACGGTATCATCATTGAAACTAAGGGTATCTTTGATAGTGAGGACAGACGTAAGCACTTAGAGGTACGTAAGCAGCACCCTGAGTTAGACATAAGGTTTGTGTTTAGTAACTCTATGGCTAAGCTTTATAAAGGATCAAAGACTAGGTACTGCAATTGGTGTGACAAGAATGATTTCATATGGGCGCACCGTGTTATACCTGAGGAATGGTTGAAAGAAAAGGGTAGAGTTCTAAAGACTAAGAAGGTATCACTCAAGGAGAAAATAGATAGATGAAGCGTTACATACAAGATGATGAGGTTGCAATCATACTATCACCTGCATCATTCGATGAGAACGGTTGGACAGGAGATTTAAGTACAGGACTACTTGTAGGTGAGCTAAAGATGTTAAGCTTGGATGAGTTGTCTTACTTCGTACACTTGGCTACACTGATGGGTGCTTTCTTGAAGATGGCGCAGGATGATGAAGACTTGTACAGCATGGTAGAAGATTATAGAAACGATGAAATGGGGCTTGACAATTCAATAGAAAACAGTTATGAAGAAGTGGAAGGTACAGATGGTAAGGTACTAAAGCTTACAAGGTTCACTAAAACAGTAGGGAATGCATAACATGCCAGAGTATGATCCAGTAAACAAACCTATGCATTACGCATTAAGCGGTATAGAATGTATAGAGTATATCAAAGAAAGACTAACACCAGAAGAGTTTAAAGGATACTGTTGGGGTAATCTTATTAAGTACCAACACAGGCACAACTACAAAGGTAAATCTGTAGAAGATATGGAAAAGGCACAGTACTATTTAGATAGAATGCTAGAGACTATGAAGGAAATGCACAAATGAACAAGAAGTTTAGTGTTACTTTTGTTATTGAGATAGAAGAAGACGGTAACATATTATCTCTTGTAGAGGATGCCCACACAGAGGATGTGTATGACTTAATACACAACACGTTCCATGACATTGACGATATTCAGGTAGATAAACTGCAAGTAAAGGAGAGATGGTAGTGATTAGTCAAGAAGATATAGATGCATTTAAAAGATTCAATGATGTTGATTACTTGCTAAACGAGTATCAAGAGATGGCAGCGTCTACCGCTATCTACAAAGTAGAGCATCAAGTTATATACCCTGCGCTGGGCTTAGCAGCAGAGGCAGGTGAGGTAGCTAACAAAGTAAAGAAGATCTTACGTGACGGTAGCTTTGATCGTGAAGGTATTTCAGATGAGATAGGTGATTGCCTGTGGTACATAGCAGCGCTCTGTCGTGACTTGAATGTAGACCTGTCAGACATAGCTAGGAATAACTTAAAGAAGTTAAAGGATCGACAAGAAAGAGGAACTATAAAAGGCAATGGGGATAAACGATAATGGATAATTACTTACCGACTGACTACCAGTCCTTCATTCACAAGTCTAGGTACGCTAAATACTTTGATAACAAAGGGCGTGAGTCTTGGAGTGAAACAGTAGAGCGTTACATGAATAACGTTATACGCCCTAAGGCAGGGTATGACAGCTATGTAGATCAGATTCGTGACGCTATCATAAGCTTAGACGTTATGCCATCCATGCGAGCTATGATGACTGCAGGTCCAGCACTTGACAGAGACAACACTGCTGGGTATAACTGTAGTTACTTACCCGTAGATGACCCTAAGTCCTTCGATGAGGCTATGTTCATTCTCTTGTGTGGTACTGGTGTCGGGTTCAGTGTCGAGAGGCAGTTCATATCTAGGCTCCCTGAGGTTCCTGAGTTGTTCGATAGTGATACCACAGTCGTTGTCAAAGACAGTAAGGAAGGTTGGGCTAAGGCGTTCCGTCAAGTGTTGGCACTCCTATGGGCTGGTGAGATTCCTAAATGGGATGTCTCAAAGGTTCGTCCTGCAGGTGCAAGACTAAAGACATTCGGCGGTAGGGCATCAGGCCCAGCGCCTTTAGTTGAACTGTTTAATTTTGCTATCACTACATTCAAGAATGCACAGGGGCGTAAGCTGTCTAGTATTGAATGCCATGACTTGATGTGCTTCATTGGTCAGATCGTTGTAGTAGGTGGTGTACGTAGGTCAGCTATGATTAGTCTGTCTAATCTGTCTGATGATCGTATGCGCCACGCAAAGTCAGGCCAGTGGTGGGAGACTGCAGCGCATCGTGCGTTAGCGAATAACTCTGTGAGCTACACTGAGAAGCCCGACATGGAAACGTTCATGCGTGAGTGGCAAGCCTTAGTGGAAAGTAAGTCTGGTGAGCGTGGAATATTCAATCGTCAAGCAAGTAAAGTACAGGCAGCTAAGAATGGTAGGCGTGATCCTGACCATGAGTTCGGAACTAACCCGTGCAGCGAGATAATTTTGCGCCCATATCAGTTCTGTAATCTTACGGAAGTTGTTGTACGTGCCACAGACACTATTGAAAACCTAGAAGGTAAGGTACGTATCGCAACTATCCTTGGAACAATCCAGTCAGCCTACACAAAGTTCCCCTACTTACGTAAGGTCTGGAGCAAGAACACAGAAGAAGAACGTCTGTTGGGTGTGTCTCTTACAGGTGTAATGGATAACCCCTTAATGACAACTGAGAATAGAGGATTGGAGAAGACCCTTGCACACCTTAGGAGCATTGCTGTATCTACTAATGCTGAATGGGCTGACCGTCTTGGTATACCTCGTAGCGCTGCGATTAGCTGCAATAAACCATCGGGTACAGTCTCGCAGTTGGTGGATAGCGCCTCTGGGATACATGCTCGTCATAGTGCCTATTATATCCGTACTGTCCGTGGTGATAACAAAGATCCATTGACGCAGCTTATGAAGGATCAAGGTATTCCTAATGAGCCGTGCGTTATGAAGGGTGATACAACTACTGTGTTCAGCTTTCCACAGAAGTCACCAGCAGGTGCAGTAACACGTAATGATATGACAGCTATAGAACAGCTTGAGCTTTGGCTGATGTATCAACGTCATTGGTGTGAACATAAACCTAGTGTGACTATCTCAGTGCGTGATGCTGAGTGGATGGCTGTGGGTGCGTTTGTGTATGAACACTTTGATGAGATGTCAGGTGTGTCTTTCTTACCACACTCAGATCATACTTATCAGCAAGCCCCATATCAGGATTGCACAAAGGAAGAGTATGAAGTATTATTAAGTTCTATGCCAGAGAAGATTGATTGGAGTAAGCTCTCTGACTATGAACAAGAAGACAACACTGTTGCAATGCAGACTATGGCTTGTACTGGTGATGTATGTGAAGTAGTAGACTTAACTTAAACCCAAGGAGAAGTAAAATGACAGGTATTGAATTTATGGCAGTAGCAACTATCGGTATGGTAGCTATCGGTGAAGTAGTTAACTTAGCAGCGGAGCACGGACCAGCTTTGATTGATCAAGTGAAGAGTTGGTTCTAGTATGTATGCTTTACTGCTAGTTATGATGTTTGAAGGTAAGGTACAGGTACANGCCTTTAATGGTTTGTTCATGGACCGTGCGTCTTGTAGTGAGGTAGGTTCTAAAATGGAAACACGCTTAGAAGATTCAAAACCAGGACCATCAGCTACAGCTAAGACATACTGTTTCCAAATACCAGAGAGCGCATAATGTGAACATAGAAGAAGAAGCCAAAAGGCACACGCAAGCTAAGCAGGTAGAGTTCTACGATAAGTTAGTTACCT